ATTAATACATCGATTAAAGGTTGTAAGGCTTTATTAACCGCGCTCCCTAATGCTTGAGAGGTAGGCGACATGACAGGTACGGCAGCATGAGCAAAAGCAATTTGCGGTATAGTTAAGTCGATTAAAAAGCTTCCTGCTACCACCGTCACCGCTACGCGTACACCCCATTTTAATAATTTCTTATTAACTTTAAGCTCCATTTTTTTATACTTATAAGATCCACTTAAAAACTCGCCAACATTGCCGACTGTTTGCACTCGATTATAGATCACGTTTAACAACTCCTTCTATATAATCATTCGAAATAAAAGGCACCTGCAAGATGATGTTTTCACTCGTCTGATAAATGGCTCTGCCCTTAATCTGTGGAAGCTTCTCTGCCCCTTCTTGGTCCAGTACAACTTTACTGGCATAATCATTCTTTACTCGTAAACATAAACGCGCGTCGCATTGCTGTTTGATCTGCGTGCTTAATATTTCGGCTGTTGGGTATTGAGTCGAGTAGATAATATAAAATCCAGCAGCGCGACCTCGACGTGCAATATCTGCCATGAGATATTCGCATTCCACTTTGATGTTTTTAATTCTTTTATCATTTTCACCATGACTTGATAATTCGGCACACTCGTCAATAAATATAAAGTGACGTTTGTTTAATCCCGCTTCTTTGACATCTTCATAATTATTAGTTTGCAAGTATTCAAAAACCCCGATTAGTTGTTCTTTAACCCTTCGCAATGTTGCCAATGCTTGAATTAAGTCTGTTGCAATTTCATTTAATTGTTTGATACCTTTAAACCTGTTAAACGCTAGACCGCTTTTTAAATCAATAAGAGTGAGAATAGTATCATCCGGCTTGCGTTCCAGTAATGCTGTTATGATTAACTTAATCACGTTAGTTTTGCCAAAATCAGTCGCACCGGCAACTATCATGTGCTTTTGCATATCGTGCATAATTATACCGGTTAGCGTATGCCCGATTGGTACTTGCCAATCCTTACACCCTTTCAATATTGATCCGTCATACTCATAAAAATCTTTCATTTTATCATGGTACACCTTCACATTTAAAACCTTGTCAAATGTCATAACAACCTCCTTACGCTTATTTTTATCCTTCTTGATAGATAGTATCTGTTTCTTAATATCGCGTCTCATATCTAATTTAATTAAGTCTGACAAGGTTATATCATTACTGTTACTGTTTAGACTTTGCTCAATCACATCATGCTTTTTTTCAAAATCTTTAAATCCTAAACCTTCCGGCAATCGGTACACATATTCGGTGTAACTTTCTTTCTTCGCCATCCTTAATAATTTTGGCGTATCTTCCACACCGTTGTACTTTACATATAAATTACATTTTCTAAATATCCTGTCTAGCTTTTTTTTATCACCACCACTAAACCCACTCTTCATTTGTTCTGCTCCCATCCACACGGCGCCGGCCAACGCTAATTCGATAATCATTTCAGCATCGGATTAAATACATTAGATTTTTTAGGTGTTAGCGTTCTAGTAGTAGCGACTGGTTTTATATGGCTCTGTGTGGATGGTGTAGTGGTATTGGTAGTAGTGGGCGTTAATACCTTAGTGCGCTTTATTTCATCGTCTAATAGCTTCTTGACGTAACGAGAGAATGACTTCTTACCGATTAACTTTGTTCGTTGAATATCTGCTTCGTTGTTACTGTTAAAACTGATTGATCGTACTCGTTTATTACTCATGATCGTACTCCTTTCTTATAACCACCATAAAAGCATCTGATCGATTGTTTCACCCTCCAAAAAGTATCATTAAGATAGCTGCGCCAACTGTAAAGTTACGTGTGTACTTATTAAAAAATAATAAAAATAGTATGCCTACCCACATAATTGCGTCCACACCGACACCAATTAATAAGTCGGGTAAGTTTCCGATTATTGGATCAAACGAGTCGATTGCTCCACGATCTAAAAACCATTGAAGTAATCCTGTTTGCTGTACTTGGTCAACAAATGATGTAGGATCAACAAAGGCGCCATTATCCTTTATTGCAAAATGAAGATGTTCACCGGTAGAAAAGCCAGTGTTACCAGAATATCCAATTAAATCTCCTGCTTGAACTTTATCTCCATTCCTTGCGATAAACTCACTTAAATGACCGTATATAGCCGTTGTTCCATCCTCCATTTCCAAAAAGATTGTTTTCCCTGCGTTTGCATCCTCATAATTCGCAATTCTAATTACACCGTCTTTAATTGCTGATAAAGGTGTTCCTTCTTCCATTCGAATATCTATTCCGTTGTGAGCATGATTTCTAAACGATTCATGCGCTCCGAATGGTGAAGTAATTACAAATTTCATTCACCCCACCGTCCGTTATCCTTTGTGGTAACTTTCCACGACAAGGCATTAAGTTCTTCTAACATCGATTGGTCATCTTGAAGTTCATTTTCTGTTGCTTTGTAATCAAATAATTCTAACTTTTTTTCTAATCCGTCGACTAACATTCCAACTAACTCATAAGCGGAAACGTCGTATTTTTTTAAAAGTTTAATAACTTTCAGCATATCTTTTGAGACTATCATCATTTTCCCTCCTTTTGTTAATATCGCTAATAGTAGATTATATGGGCGGTATTGCTTGTCATATAACTAAAAGTTCTCATTTTTGGTAACTAAAAATTTTTAAAGGGTTGTCCTATTTTTTGCCGAATAAATAAACAGGTGATAATAATGAAAAGTATGATTGGTGAATGGATAGATCGGAGAGGTTTAAAAATAAAATTTATTGCGAATGAATTAGGAGTTAGTCGTGAACAGGTCGGGAAATGGAAAAGTGGGAAAGCTTACCCTCGAGTGGATAAACTATTTAAATTAGCGGAATTATTATCGGTTAAAGTTGATGATTTATATAGTAGCGATAACACCGAAAATAAAATAAAAAATGATATTAGCGATACGAGCGATAATGATAATTTTTGACAAGGTTTTTTGACGGGGTTTTGACGGAAATTATTATAAAAGCTAATAGCTTTGCTAATAGCTATGCAAGTGGACAAACAGTTTAGAACCAAAATAAAAAAGCCCCACTCGATTAGGAGTAGGGCTTTAAACTTATATTCTTTCTAACTTAATTTCCTTCGCCATTCCAATAAATTTATCAAGTTGACGAATGATATTTTCTTTCTCACGTAAAGCAAATATCTGCACACCATCCACAGATACACGATAAACTGGATCTTTATCCTCCGGCTTTTTCTTTAATCCGTACATAGCTGCTATTCCTTTCGTAATTGCAACAGCACAAGTTTTACGGTACGCATCGGACTTTAATAATGTAGCTTCCTCTTTGTTGGTCATAAACCCACACTCAACTAATATTGCAGGCATCTGTGTACTTTTTAAAACTGCAAAATTAGCTGTTTTAATCCCACGATCGTTACGCTTAGTCGCTTTAACCAATTCATCCTGGACTAATTTAGCTAGTACAAAACTTTCCCTTGATGCGGTTGGATAAGTAAATGTTTCAATTCCTTGAGTGTTATTCCATCCACCTGTACCAAACGCATTCGCGTGTACAGAAATGTATACATCAGCTCCCCATGAGTTTGCTTTTGTTGTACGTGTGGATAAAGGTACATCAATTGCACCTGTCACATCGTCCACACGGATGGTATTTACGTCCATGTATCCTTTTAACTCGTTAGCAATATGTGAAGCTACAACGCTATTAAAACTCCATTCTCGCATTCCATCTGGTGTGCGTTTTCCCGCTGTTGATAGTCCGTGTCCTGCATCTAAGGCTATTTTCATAAACTCACCTTCTTTTTCCTCTCGATAGCTTGTTTGGTAACATCATTATCCTTCCACCATGCCCATAACGCCGCTGACGCTGTGATTATAGCCGATACACCTTGCTCTACTTCTACTTCGTCAAATGGTAATGGTGACTTTCCAAATGCGACTAAAATCTGATTTAATAACGCAAAAACTAATACTACTGTCCTGATAACGGTTCCTGTATTCATGTTTTACATTCCTCCTTTTTATAATGGTGGTACCGTGTCTCCTGCATTCTGTGCTATCCAAATTACTAATCCTAACCACGAAACAATAAAAGCCGCGACAACTCCATAAACAATTTTATCGATCTTATCCAATCGTTTATGCGCTGTTTTTATGCTACCCTCATTTGCATATATTCTCGTGTTGTGATCGATCACCATGACTTGCATTTCCTTTATATTT